AGGTAGGGTAAGACTTATGATGAAGGTATTCCTGAAGGAAAATTACAGAGAGGTAGTTGCAGGTGGTCCGATTCGATCGGTACAGGTTGACGTAGACGGGAGACCCTATGTCCTCTGCACGACATCCGAGGCTAAGGCGCTCCGGGCAATGAGGATGGTTGAGGAGGTCGATGCCGTTGAAGTTCCTCCGGCAGAGGAGAGGATAATCGTTTACGACACGGCCGTTGAAGCTCCCCCGGTTGAGGAGATAACGGTGGAGAGGAGATAACGGTGGAGGAGACCGACGTTGTCGGCGATGAGGAGGAGCCGGTGTCGATCGACGATCTGGTTGAGGAGCCGGTGTCGATCGACGATCTGGAGCTCCCCGTCAATGTCAGCAATATACTCAGGCACGCCGGATTTGAGACGGTTGAAAGCCTAGTCGGTGAAACGGTGGAATCCCTGGTTAAAGTCAACGGGATCGGGAAGAAGACGGCGGAGAAGATCGTAACCAGGGTGGCTAAATTCAGCTAGGTGACAACCTGTAGAGGTAGAGCGGTGTGGGCCGGTTAACGGTTGTAGTACCTTACTATTATAACGGCGATACATTAGAGGAATGTATCAATGCACTCCTAAACAGTAATTCGGTCAGAGAGATCTTTCTAATCGATGACTGTTCCGATCTACCGGACGTCCTATCGTCCCTCCAGGCCTTAAATACCCACGGGCGATTGAAGATTCAACGATTAAATCGGAATATGGGTGTACAGTGGGTCCGGAACTATGGATGGAGCCGGATCTCCCGGGAGGAAGAACTCCCGGAATTCGTCCTGTTTAATGACGCCGACAAGATATGGTACCCGGGCAGGTTGGATCTGTTGGTGGAGGAGTTGGACGGGCACCCGGAAGCCGATTTTTGCTACTGTGATTTCGATCGAACCGGGGAGATAAATACACCGTGGATGGCGTGTCCCTGGAATCCGGAACGGCTGAAGCGGATGAATTACATCGACATGAACACGGTGATCCGGACGGGAAAGCTCCCGGCGAAACCGTTCGTGGAGGATGAAGAGCGGCTGCAGGACTGGAGCCTCTGGTTGAGGATGATGAAGGATGGGAGTTCCGGCCACCACGTCCCGGTGAAGGGGTTTAAGGCCCATTACCGGAGGGGGGACGTCAGTACCGCGGGGCATGACCATTGGGCGCGATGGAGGAAGTTGATCGGTGACAGATATCTGTGAACCCAGGGCTACCATAATCATGGTCAGGTACCGGCAGCCGGAGATGGAGAACCGGTGCATCGAGTCGGTTAAACGACATACCGATCTAAACGTTCACAGATTTTTAGTCGCCGATAACTCCAAGACGGATAAGAACCTCGGGGCGTTGTGGAACGATCTAATCGCCGGAGTCACCACGACCTACGTCATGCTGCTGAACTCGGATACCGTAGTGGAACCGGGCTGGCTGGATAAGCTGATAGCCACGGCGGAGGAGACGGGGGCGGATGCCGTGGGTCCTATGACCGACAAATGCGGGATTGCATTCCAGATGGGGCATGTGACGAAGTCCAAGGCGATCAGGTCGGTCCCTACCCTGTCGGGGTTCTGTGTATTGATTAGACGATCGTCGTGGCACCGTGCAGGCGGTTTCCGGGAGGACTTTCCGTTCTACGGTCAGGAATCGAACCTGATGGATCGATTTAATCTGAAGGTTCTCAGGCGGGACGTGTTCGTCCATCATGAAGCCGGGGGGTCCCTCCTGGCTGAGGGCAGGGCGGAGGAGCGGGGGTACACCGACGTTTACCTCAAGAATCGGGAGATTGACTGGCACGGTACCCGGTTGCTCGTAATTGGGAGTTCCCCCAATAACGAATTCCCCTTATGGCGCGGAATCGATCAGGCCATGGTCGAGTTCGGACGACAGGGGATGTATTGTCGTCATGTACCGATTGATGAGCCGCAGGATTGGTTGGAACACGATCCGACCCACGTCATAATGGTGACCAACAAACACGTCCATGTAGGCCGGTTGAAGGCGTACATCGACCGGCTGCCGGGGTTGAAGGCTTTATGGTTCAACGATCTTCGGACCGGCCACGACAAGGGCATCATGGCCGGGATCTTCCATCAGGTTTTCCTATGTTGGAGAGACCAGAAGGGTAAGTATGCCCACGGCATTTGGAAAGCTACCGTAGGTAGCGAGGTCAAATACATGCCGCAAGGTTCGGTCGTCAATCCGATGCTGTACAATCCTAAGGACGGTGAATATCCGCAGGGGGATGTCATCTTCATCGGGTCCGTGGATCAGAGTGAGTGGCATTTTGACAGACTCCCGATACTGAAATCCCTCCAGTCAAGGATAGTTAACGCCACCGGTCGAAGCAGCAGGATGAGGATAGAGAGGAACTCCCGGTTCTTATACAGGCTATACCGGTTTTGCCCGATCATCAGCCCGGAGGTTCATGGTTATAACAGCCTTAGGATGTACAACGTCATGGCGTACGGCGGGTTACCGTTGATCAGGAGGTTTCCAGGTCTGCAGGACATGTTTCAGGAGGGTAAGCATTATCTAGGGTTCCGATGCGCCAGGGATGCCCAGATCTATATACGGCGGAGAGGGGTAGAGGTGGAGGAGGAGTTGGAGAGGATTCGAAAGAATGCCTGGAGGTTGCAGCAGGCGCGACATACCGTATCGTTCCGGCTGCTCAACATGATACAATCGTTAAACCGAGGGGATAATTTCTGGGGGTTCCTATAATGATAGAGGCCGAGTTCGATTTTTTGATCGTCTGTCATCAACGGTCGGGGTCCCATCTGTTGCAGACGTTTCTAGACTCGCATCCGGAGATTAACTGCCTGGGTGAGATTGGGATCGACGATCCGTGGAGTGTAATGCAGGACTGTAAGTACCGGGGCGGTATCCTGATGTATAATCGAGTCGGGTTTTTAAAAAGCCAAGTCCCGGATAGGTTCATCCATCTGATCAGGAACCCGAGGATGACCGCCGTCTCCGCCGTTAAAAACAGCGCGTTAAGGAAACGGACCGGGGCGGGACATAACGCACATCGAATCCGGGGGGGCGATCCTAAGCCCGATATTCAGGTCGATATGGATACGGTTAACCGGAGAACCGCACACATTAAAGGTAGACAGAAGCGGATGTCCAGATTGCTGAGGACATACCGTAGGCCGATTTTGACCGTCACCTATGAGGAGTTAACCGACGGTGGGAAGGACGTGGAGTTTTGCCCGGAGGGGGTAATGAGGAGGCTGACCGAATTTTTAGGGGTGGAACCGGTTCGGCTGAGGACTCCGCTAATGAGGGACAGATGAAGATTGGAGCCGTATTACCGCATCTATTAAAGTTCGGTGGTGTACGCAGATTCATCGAGGTAGGGAACGAGTTCGTGTCCAGGGGCCATGACTACACCGTCTACACCGACCACCGGCACGCCTGCCGTCCGGATTGGATCGACTTCACCGGGAGGATCGACGTTTGGACCGACGTGGAGGATGAACCGGATGTGGTAATGATAGGCGATCCACCCAGCTTCAAACGTCTTGACCGGTTCACCTGTCCTAAATATGTCTGGGTAATCGCCGGTGGCGAATATAGACCGGCATACCGAAAGATGTATGAATCCGGCAAGGCGCGAATGATGGTCAATAGCCGGGTCTTCCTGCAGGACTATCCGGATGCAGCCTTGATTGAGGGCGGGGTAAATACTGAGCATTTCAAATGCGGTCGTCTCATCCGGTTGGTGGGGTACTATAAGGGCAGGGGCAGGTTGAAGGGTGAAGAGGTCATAGAGAGGGCGTTGGAGGGCCTGGAGGGGGTAACGCTGGTACCGTTCCGGGACCTGGATAACGATGGAGTGGTGGACCTGTTCAACCGGATCAATTATTTCGTGACCTGGGAGCACCGGCAGGGCTGGTGCAACATGGCGGCCGAGGCCATAGCATCCGGGGTAACCGTGGTCACCAACGGTGTAAACTGTGAACCGTTCCTGGACCGCTGTATAGTAGTCAAGGATGAACGCGATCTCCGAAATTTCTTTGAAGACCCGATGGCGGAATTCAGCTGGGGAGGCGTGGTACGGCGGTTGATTAAGCTTTGGATGGAAGACGGGATATGGAAGGATTGACGGCACCCAGGTATATCAACGTGCTCAACTGTATCGATGAGTTGAGGCCCGAGGTCGTGATGGAGATAGGAGTCCTTCGGGGGGATACGGCGGAAGTCATGATCCGGAGGATGGCTGAATTCGGCGGTAAACGCGTCTATGTCGGATTTGACCTGTTCGAGGAACCGCCGGAGTATGAGGGTTCCAAAAAGGGGGTACGGTCGGCCCGGAACGTGGCGGATCGATTAGACTCCATCAGCCGGAATGTGGAGGTTATGTTGATCGTGGGCAATACCAGGCATACCCTTGAACAGTACACAGGCCCGGAATGCGACTTTATATTCATCGACGGCGGACACAGCCTTGAGACCATCGACAACGATTTCTACTGGGCTGACCGGCACCTACATGAGGATGGAGTGATCCTGTTGGATGATTATTACTTTGACCGGGACGACATCGGCTGTAAGACCTTGGTTCACAGTCTGCCTGACCGGTGGGACTGGCGGATACTGGAGCCTAGGGATTGTTTTCCAAACGGGTTGAGCATAAATATGGTAGAGGTGGTAAGGAAGAGATGAGACTAGCTATAACGGGGGGGTGCGGTTTTCTCGGGACGAACCTGGCCAGGCATATGTATGAGAAGGCTGAAATTACCCTGATAGATAACCTGTCCAGGCCGGGCAGCAGGAAGAATCGAAACGTTCTGAGGAACTATCAGGATATCCGGATATTGGAATGCGATGTCCGCACCTATCAAGATTGGAAGGATCATGATGCCATCGTCCATCTCGCCGGTCAGGTGACGGTTACCGGGAGCTTGGATGACCCGGTGACCGATCTGGAGGAAAATGCCGTCCAGACGTTAAGAATCCTTCAAGACATCAAGTATACCGGGGTCAAGTTTATCCTGGCCAGCACCAACAAGGTCTACCCGAGTTATCCACAGACGACGCCGACCGACATCGAACACAGGGTAGGCCCGGAGTGCCCGTATGGGATCAGTAAGACGGCGGCGGACCTATACACCCAGCTATATAGCAGGTTGGGTGTAAGTACCGTGGTGCTGAGGCAGTCATGCATCTACGGTCCGTGGCAGCGCCCGATGCTGGGCCAGGGTTGGGTATCCTGGTTTATCGAGCGGATCATGGGACGGGAGATGTTGACCGTATTCGGCGACGGTAGGCAGCAGCGGGACGTCCTTTATGTGGACGATTGGTGTGAGTTGATGGAGGTCATATTAGGCGTCGACGTCGGGGGCCGGGTGTTCAACGTCGGCGGTGGAGTAAGACAGGTCATCAATCTACTGGATATGATCAAGGTAATCGAGGATGTAACGGGGCTGACGGCAAACTGGAGATTTGGTGACGCCAGGATGGGCGATCAGCCGACCTACATTTCAGACCTCCGTCACATCAAGAACGAACTGGGCTGGGAACCGACGGTCGGCGTGTACGACGGTGTGAGGAGAACGGTCGAATGGATGAAAAAATCGCTATAATGACGGAGAAACAGAACCCATGGATCCTACGCCGGGCTGCGATGGAGATCAAGAATCATTATCCGGGCGTGACGATCAATCGTCCGGAGCGGCGGGAGTTAACCTATTTCGTCAACTACGCCGTGATGACCAAGTCGCAGTCTCGGAGACCGGGGATCAAGGTCGGGCATTTCACCCATCTTGAGGAGGGTCCTCCATGGCGTCAAGTCTTCATCGACCACGCTCGAATCTGCGATTATATGACCGTGACCTGTGACAAAACACGGGATATACTGCTGAGTATGGGTGTGGGGGAGCACCGGATTCGAAAGATCCCATACGGCCATTCGTTCAAGCCGGATGAACCTCACAAGGTCAGATTCGGCGTATGCGGCAGGACCTACCCGAGCGGTCGAAAGGGCGAGTGGATGATAGAAAAGGCGGTTGAAGAGGGGTATGAAATCCTGGCCTGGGGTAGGGGTTGGCCGGTCCCGGAGGAGAATCGATTGGGTGACGATCCGGACCACCAAGAGTTTTTCTGGAGTAAGATTAATTATCTACTGGTTACCAGCACCAACGAGGGCGGGCCTGTGCCGGTGATTGAGGCTATAGCACGTGGGATTCCGGTTATAGCGCCGAACGTCGGGTGGTGCTGGGATTTCCCGGTCATCAGGTTTAGGATTAACGACTGGGACAGCCTGCGGGGGGTCATGTATAAATTGGTCCATCCTCCGACGTGGAAACAGTGGGCGGACAGGCATATGGATTTCTTTAAGGAGATATTGACCGGATGAAGCTCAATTGGGGGTGCGGAGTTAAAAAGTTCCATATGGAGGGCTGGGTTAACCTGGATAACCGGCAGTCCTGCATGCCGGATGTACTCTGGGACATTACCGATACGCCGTGGTGCATCGACGGCAGGAAGATCCGGGAGAACTCAGTGGCGGCGATCCGGGCGGACAATCTGCTGGAGCATATCGGCTGGGGGAACGACGGTAAGGACATCCTGATGTACGTGTTAAATGAGGCGCACCGGGTAATGCGTGTAGGGGGTGTATTCTGGATTCGAGTTCCGGACGCGGTTAGATGGCCGTGGGGGGCGTTCCGGGACCCTACCCATCGTCGATATTTTTGTGACGGTTCCTTTGACTATTGGGACGGTAACCATTTCACATATAAAAATTATGGCAGATCCTACGGGTATAGGCCGTGGAGAGTAGGTCCGAGGAGGAGCGTAAAACAGGGAAAGGACGCGTTTTTCCTAGAGGTAGAAATGTTTCCGATTAAGTGAGGAAGGGGAATGGCGGATACGGGTAGAATCGTTACGGATGAGGAGGTTATTGCCAATCTCCGTTCGATCGGTTCCATAGGAACGACGGAGAGGAGGGCGATTCTGGCGGCAGAGCGGGCCGTAGAGAGGTACTGTTGTCGTAGGTTTGATCAGCAGACCTACGACCGGGAGCGACATACCCTGCCTAGCTTAATCACCTACGGTGGAGTCATCCAGAAGCAACCTTTAAAGGTGCGGGTCAACAATCCTCCGATCATTACATGGATCAAGCTGGAGAATGAGACCACCACCAATGAAGACGGTACGCCGGACGAGGACGGAGTGTACCTGGTGGACCGGAAGGCCTATTTTGTCGACAGCGCTACCGGATGGATTCACCTGACGGATTTCTACGGCAGGGACTGGAATGCATATCTATCCGGAGAATCGGCGGCCTACCTGACCGATAAGCCCGGCGGGGTTATGCTGAGCTATGTCGGCGGGTATGCGGCGGATGATATGCCGGATGACCTGGTTGAGGCGGTTTTGATGATCGTCGGCAGGCTATATAAGTTGATGAAGGAGGACAAACTCGAATTGGGAAACATCCAGACGGATTTCGGGGTCCAGCTGCCCCTTAGGGTCAGGTTGACGATGGAGGAGAGGTCGTTGTTACGACCGTTCAGGCTGGCCCATCTGTCCGGTGCCGTGGGGGAATGGTAGATGCCGTTAGATCTGTCCTCGGCGGTAGATGAGGGGATCAAGCAGTGGCAGCTCTGGTATTTCGTCGAGTTAAAGGATGAAATCCTGGAGAACCTGACCGGCAGAGTCCTGAAAGTCCAAACCGGGATACTGCGTGCGCGTACCGGAGCCTTCTCCCGGATTACCGGTGATACGATCGTAGTCGGGACGAACGTCATCTACGGTATAGCTTGGGAGAAGGGATTCACTAGGCCGGGACTCACGATAGTTCCTAAGAATAAGAAGGCGTTAGCCTTCAAGGTCGGCGGTAAGACGGTTTTCGCGAAGAAGGTCAGGATTCCGGCCAAGAGATTCGCGGCCAGGTCCTTCATCGGAAAGGCACTTGACGATACCAGGAAGATGGCGGTAGATAGGCTCGGGGAGGAGGTAGAGGACGCGATTAGGAGGGCCAATCCGAGGATAGAGGTTAAGGTCAGGGTGATGTAATGTCGATAAACACGGTGGAGACGAAGGTAACGGAGACGTTGGAGAAGGTAGTCGGACTCCCGTTCGAGAACGGGGACGGGAGGGTTATAAACCCGATCCCGGATAATCCGTTCAGCCGGGTCGGTACCTATATGGAGGTGTCCGACGAGGCGTTTGATTATGGGTATGTCGGGCAGACTTCGATCGATGATCCGACCTCAAGTACCGGATTTCTGACCGTCTTTATTACGATCCACGAGGATATAGTCCCTGATGGTTGGATTCTTAGGACGTACATCCGAGAGCTGGTTCTCAGGATCAGGAGTCAAATCAAGATCGATACCCGGGACAACGTATATTGTGATGACGGTGATGTTGGCTTTGCGATAACCATGACTGAGGCTCGGTACCACTATTCGGAGGGAAGTCCTTATGCACACGCAAGGATAGTCTTAAGGGCAACGGCTTATGTATGACAGGATGACGAAATCGGAACTTCAGTATATGGTGGATTCCCTGGGCCTGACAGTCAAGGGGACCGGGGTAAACGGAGCGGTTCTTAAGGTAGATTTGATCCGTGCTCTGGAGCAGTACAATGATCAACCTGAAATCGAGGAGATCGAGCCTGAAGAAGTATATAAAGTCATGGAACCGGTTCCGGAGATGGTAAAGGCGACAGTCACTCCAGATTTACAGCCTGACCCGACGGTTAAAGTCATGGTTAAAGTACCGTGGGTGGAGATCAAAAGTGGGAGTAGCGGCTATAGTAGAAAATTCATGGAGGTCGATAACCCGATCACGGTGACTAAAGAGGAGTATGACACAAATCTGGCGCGTACCGGGTTATTCGAATTAATTAAGAAGTAGTGAGGAGGCAGGATGACTGTTCACGCGAGAGAATATGAACAGATATTTAGCTTGAACAAACAGGCTGACATCAAGACTCCCGTGGCCGTGGGCCAGGTTAACAAGCAGAGGTCATTAAGGGGGTTCTCCCCCTCCACGGAGCAGAGGCCAGCCATCGTGTCTGACCGGGCGTGGTACGGTAAAGGACATAGCCATCCGACGTTTTATGACGTGGTACAGCGGTTCTATGCCATCGATGCTCAAGAACGTTCGGCTACCAATCTGGAGACCCTGTACGCCGCTGCCTACGTCATGGGGAGCGTCGTTACTACCCAGCCGGATTCAGCCGGTGCACCGGATGAGTACCTGTACACCATAACCTGGCAGGATCTGTCCGTCAACAAGGAGGTCCTGTACACCACGATGTATGAAAAGATGGGTGCCGAGTGGACTAAGCGTTTAAGCGGCGTCTACCTGAACTCATTCACCTTAACCGGTGCTAGGGATGACCATGTCGTCCTGAGCTTCGATGGGGCAGCCCGGAAGAGGGAGGATGCCGTAATTACCAGCCCCGGCATCAGCTCGGCGGTGTTCTTCAAGACGCTTTGTGGACAGGTCAAGAACCAGAATCCGGACCAACTCTGGCTGATCGAAACCGATTGTGCGGATTCCAATTACCTGTCGGAGGTCCTGATCGGTGATCAGACGGTGACCGGCAGCATCACCATCAAGGTAGACGCCGCGGAGGCCGTCCGATTTCAGGATGAGGTCGTATCGGAACTCTGGCTGATTGCCTATGCACCGGGCAGTACGATCAACACCAACCTACATTCGATGACGATCAAGATTCCGAATCTGGTCATTGCTGAGGAATCGTTCGGTGAGGAGGGTCAAACCGTCTCGTACACGCTGACGTTCTCGGAGGAGTCAGTGTTGAAATCCGGGTCGGATGAACACCTTCAGATCGAAATCCTGACTACGGACTTTACCTCGGAGTTGTTGGTAGCGGCTTAAGCTGAGACCGCTGTGGGTTGTTTCCTTTGCCTCCTCTCAGATGCGAAGTTTGGAGGTATAGATACAGTCATTGTACTATGAGGAAGGACAGGGGATACATGCTCGTAGCGGTCCTTTTCCCTACACGTGGGCTCCTGAGATCCCGGACGCTGGAGGCGGTATACCGGGAGGTTCGGGAGTACCCCCACGAATTATTGTTTTCCCATAACAGACCCATTCCAGACTGCTGTACGTGGTTAACCCGGCGGGGGTTAGACTCCGGGGCCACCCACCTATGGTTCGTGGAGGAAGACGTAATACCCCGACCCGGGACCCTGGCCAGGATGCTCAGCTGCCCATCCGAGGTAGTCGGGGTCGGATACCCGCTCCGGAAGGACGGGAAGACCCTCTGCGGGGGGGTGGTACTGGATTTCACCTGGGTGGGCCTCGGCTGTACGTTGGTCCACCGGGGGGTATTTGATCGGATCGAGGATCCGTGGTTCAAGACCGACGTTAGATGTAAATTGGTTCACAGCGGTTCAGCCGGTGCATGGAGGGTGACACTCCAGGAGGAGGACAGGCCATATGGGGGGCACGACATCTATTTCAGTTGGCAGGTATATAAAGCGGGGATTTCGATGGCATGGTTAAAAGAGGATCCGGCAGAGCACAGGCCAGTAAGCTTACAGTCGTTATAGACACCACCCAGAAGTACCAGTCCCGGCTTTATTTCGAAGATCGGCTGATCGGTAAGATCGGAGGGGAACTGGAGGACATCAGGCTGGAATGGAAGGGGAAACGTGGAGCGGTGGTAATTACGGTGCTGGATTTCAACCTGGTGGTTGAGGGTGATCATTGCCCCGAGGCCCATCGTTATCCGGAAATTCAAAAACGTATAGGAGATATGAAGGCATTACGGGAGCTGGGTTTAATCTGCAACATGCTCCAGGCATCATCGATGGCATGTGACGGTTGCCCATATAACCCGAGTTAGTTTTTACCCTGGCGGTTATCGTGATCAAAAATTAATCCCTGAAGCTGGATCACGAGGTAGATGGAAAAAGGAGTAAGGTAAAATGGTAAAGAATCAAGCCCCGGAGAAGGAATCGGCGGCCGGAACGGTTTCCGAACTCAACCTAGAAGGCCAGCTGGTCATCGAGGACGACCCTAAGTACGAGCTCGAAGCCGAGGAGCTCATATTTCCGATAACCATTGACGACGATGGGACGGAGTATATGATCCTCATCCATATGCGGCCGTATACGGCCAAGGACATCAAAAAGTTCCTTGAGGACTCGAGCACCAAGGTTAAACTGGGGAAGGACGAGCTCACACTTAAACCGGATGCCAGTCCTGCCTATCAGTTTTTCTGGAAGTACTTCATCCGTATGTCGGGAGTCGAAGCGGTGGACGAGTCGGGGGAACCGTACGATCCGCCGGTGGAGGAACAGGTAGAATGGATCAAGGACAATCCTCGCCTTAAGATCGAGGAGAGGATCGTCATGAACGGGTACGGTAACGTGGCGATCCAGACCGTGGAGGCTCCGGCCCAGGCCAGGTTTATCATCGGGAAGGCCAGGGATCGGAAGATCAGGACTACCTTTGAACTCTGGAATCCGGACAGGGAGAGGATTGATTCAATCGAGATCGTTCACAGGTTCCGGAGGGAGACCGAATTTGATACCCGGAGGCACACCATGGCCACCGGTCAGAGCAGGATGAAGACCAGGAAATCCGAATGGATGAGGGTCGAGGATTACACGGTCGTGGAACATATCTATGACGATATGATACAGGAGGTCACCGGGGTTACCCTGGGCGGCGTCGAATGTACCCTGGACAACAAGGACAGGTGGGTGGGGTCGATCCCGTTCTGGTGGAAACATTTCGTCCTTGCCGAGCTGTTCAAGGGGGTGATGATAAAAAACGCGTAGTAGAGGACGAATTTAAAGTCGTCCTCCAAAATCTACGACGACTCGCCGAGAAGGATTATCGAGAGGGTTGCCCGGAGGAGGCCGATTTCTTTGAGATGTATGAAGCACTCGGGGATGAAGCCCGGCAGCAGCAGATACGGGACGATAATCCGGATGCCGTACATTGCCTTAAGCTCCGGACCTCCGCCATGGCATGTGACGGTTGCAAGAATAACCCATATAGGAAGTGGAAGAATCTGAGGAGGGAGGGGGTAGAGCTAGATCCCGATTTTATAGAAGAGTGGCAGCAGGCCACCACCCACATCTTCGACATCGTCGATGACCTACGGATGGGGGTCCGTTATGGACCCAGGGACCTGTACCCGGAAGAGGCGGTCCTTTGTAGGATGGGTTTCGAATTTAAGCGGGCTCTTGACGCTGAACGTGATGCCCTAATCCTCAAGCATCACCTCGCGGATCTGCTCGCCATGATTTTTGGTGGTGGGGATAAGCCATCCGGAGACTAGCTTTGCCGGAGATCAGATTCCAATTAACAGCCGATCCTAAGGCTCTCAAAAAACTCTTTAGGAAACTCTCTGCCGAGATCGACAGGGAGATGAAGAAGTTGGAGAAGGGTGCCGGGAGCCTGAAGAAGACCAAGAAGGCGTCCGACGAGTTAAGTAAATCCCTGGACGACCAGCAAAGAGAGGTTAAGCAGACTACCACTGCCTGGGAGCAGTTCAGTAAAAAGCTCGGTACTTCGGCCGGGGACCTCAAATCTGCGGGTGAAAAGCTTAAGACGGTAGGTGGGGAGATGACCGCCATCGGCGGTCGGATGACCGCTGCCTTTACCCTCCCTCTAGCCGCAGCCGGGGTTGCCTCCGTCAAATTCGCTGCTGATTTTGAAGAGCAGATGAAGACCATCAATACCCTGGTCGGGATCAACCAGGAGCAGGTTGATGAATGGGGGGACGCGATCCTTGAGCTTGGGCCTAAGGTCGGTAAGGGACCGCAGGAACTGGCGGAGGCGCTGTTCGTCGTTACCTCCGCCGGTGCTCGCGGTGCCGATGCCATGCAGATCCTTGAGAACGCCGCTAAAGCGTCGGCCATCGGACTGGGTGAGACCGCCGAGATTGCCAGGTCGGTTACGGCGGCGGTGCAGGCGTACGGGTCCGAGAACCTGAACGCCGAAAAGGCCACGGCCGTCCTCATCCAGACCGTCCGGGAGGGTAACCTAGAGGCTTCAGACCTCGCCGGTTCTCTCGGCCGGGTATTGGGTGTGGCTTCTCAGGTCGGGGTATCCTTCGGGGAGGTCGGTTCTTTCGTGGCCACCTTTACCCGATTGGGTGTGGACTCGGCTGAAGCGGTAACGGCACTCCGGGGGACGCTGGCTACTCTCATCAAACCGGCCAATCAGACGGTGGAGACCTTCGCTGCTCTGGGCACCACTGCCGAGGAATTCAAGGATCAGATCAGGGAGCGGGGATTCGCGCAGGCCTTGGTTGACATAGTCAGGAGGGTGCGCGAGATGTCGGCCAGCCAGTCTGAGGCCGAGGAACGGTTGGCCAAGTTGATTCCCAACATCCGGGCTTTGTCGGGCGTCCTGGGTGTTACCGGATCACAGGCCGAGGAGTTCATCCGGATCTCCCGGGATATGAACGAAAGCCTACTGGATGTGAATGGGACGTTTGAGGAATCTCAAAAGACTACCACGGCCATGTGGAACCAATTCGTGGCCTCCATGCGGGCGGCAGCCGTTCAGATGGGGCAGGCCTTATTACCGGTCGTTAACGAGAAGATCATACCGGCATTAATGACCCTCGTGGATTGGATCAAGACCGGTGTCGAATGGTTCAGCAGGTTGCCGGGCTCCCTGCAGAACGCCGTCCTTGCCTTTGCCGCTTTACTGGCGGCGATAGGACCCATCCTGGTAATCGTCGGCCAGCTGGTTACGGCAGTTGGAGGAATCGGTAGTGCGTTAGGCACCCTGGGCGTAACCATGACCTCGGTTACCGGGTTTTTAGGCACCCTGGGCACGGCGGCGTCGTCGGTATTGGCGGTCATCAGCGGTCCGGCTGGATGGATAGCGGGGATCACGGTTTTAACGGGCCTGCTGGTAGGCCTGGCCGCGGACTCTGAGGCGTTGGGGGCGGTGTGGGATGCCCTATCCGATGTCGGGTCTGCCCTGATGGACCTGTTCCGGGGCATCTGGAAATGGATCAAGGAGGGGTTGGGTCCGGCGTTCCTGACCCTCGCTTCGGCGGTTAAGGACGTAGTAGGTCCGATCCTCAGTTGGTTTGCCGATATTCTTAAGGTGGCGATCAATTTCTGGCTGCAGAAGATCGCGGATACCCTGGGCTGGGTGGCCGACAGGATACGGGCATTTGGCGAATGGCTCGGTGTGGCCGGGAAGGACGCCGACGCTGCGGCCGACAGTTTCAAGGCCGTGACCGAGGAGCTTGCAGACCAGGGTGAGGAGCTGGGGACCGTTTCGGACGAGGCTGAGGACGCCGGTAGGACTCTCGAACAGTTGGATAAGATCGAGACCGGTCTAGGTAAGGTCGTCGGGAGGAGTACAGATGAGATCGAGAGGGAGGCCAAGGCACTTGAGGCTCTGAAGAGCAGGACCAGGGACCTGTTAAACCCGGCAGCCAACCTGGAGGAGATGTTGATTAAACTGAACAAGGAGGGGTTCAGTAAGGAAGAACTGATAGCGGCCTATGGCAAACAGATAATCGATGTGGCTAAGAAACAGCGTGAATTGAATACCGCCCTGGGTGAATCGAACAAGGAGTTACCGGAATTCATCACCGGTCTTGAGGAGGCAGCCAGGAAGGCCGAGGGCCACAAGAACGCATTGAAGATCGTCGAGGCCGAAAAGAAAAAGTTAAACAGGAGTATTAGAGAGGGTACGGCGTTGATTATGGCCGAGGTCCCACAGACAGTCAAGCTGTCCGACGAATTCGGCGTTCTCTCCGACGTTACGCTGGACGTCTTTAAGAGAAAGCGAGAACTGGCTCAGGAAATCGAAGATGTCAACACGGTCTTCCAGGAATTGACCCAGCGGGGTTTCGACCTGGAGGACATCCTCGTCATGATCGGCAGGGACGGCGGTGCACTCGCCAAGATGAAGGACCAGGCTGACAAGCTCGGGATCGAACTCAGCGACGAGGTCAGGGCGGCCATCGAGTTCACCGAGGAGTTACAGAGAAATCAGGAGGAGGCCGAAAAGTGGGAGAAGGTCTGGAGTACGGCCATGGGGAATATAACATCCAACTTCGCCCAGGGCCTGTCCGACATCATCTTCGAAGGTAAGAGCTTCGGCGAGACGATGAAGGGTATGTTTAAACAGTTGGGCTCTTCATTGCTCCAGACCACAACCGTCGGTCTGATGCAGCCGTTAGCGGGTGCGTTCAGTAAGCTGAGCGATAAAATCGGCGGCGGAATCAGTGGCCTGTTCGGCGGTCTGAAGCTCGGCGGTCTAAATCTCGGCGGGTTGTTCGGCGGCCTGGCGGGCGGCCTGGTGAGCGGCCTGGTGAGCGGTGGTCTGGCGATGCTACCGGGGCTCATCACCAAGGGTGTCGGTGCGCTCGTCGGGTTGTTCAAGAAAACGGCCGAGGAAAAATTCGATGAAGAAACCGTCCGGGATTTCTCCGGTCTAGGTAACGTGAATCAATTCATCACCGAGACCTTGAAGACCACGGCTAAGGCGTTGGAGCATCACAGGAAGGAGACCACCACCCTCTTTGCAGCCCTGCAGGGTTTAACCGGTAAAACCACGGCCGACGTCTTTATTAAGAACATGTCCCGGATTGCCTTCAGTGCGGAGGCGGGGGCCAAGGCGGTAGCGGCCGGATTGAAGTACACCCGGGAGGGCGGATCGGTTTTCTTCGACCTCAGCGATGCGGCCAGACAGGCGGTTGAAGAAGGCAATATGGAGGAATTTGGGAGACAGTTGAAGATCCTGCTGGACAGTGCGGGACCCGGATTCCAACAGGCCATCGGGGTCGATTACCGGGGATTGATAGACCAGGTGATCGAGATGGCCGGAGGGGTTGACCAGGCTGCCAGCAGTTTTGAGAGGCTGGATGAGGAGCTTCAAGACCTGGTGACCGATTTCCTTGAGACCGGGCGGCTGACCGATGAGTTGAAGGCTAAGTTTGAAGCCGTCGATCCGGTCCTGGCTGCGTCCGTGGAGGGTCTGAACGCAGAACTCCGAGCCACCAAGGAACTGCAGAATGAGTTCGGCACCTTGAGGAACGAGTTGGAAGAACTGTTACCGGCGACCCAGGGTTGGGTTGCCCAGTTCCTGGAGACCGGAGAGCTCACCGACGAGATACGAAAGAAGATCAATGAACTCGGCGGGGATGTGTCTAAGTTTGAGGCCTTTACCCGGATCGTTCAGGAGGCACAGGCGGCCGGGCTGTCGTTGGCCGAATTCATTGCCGACAATGAAAAGGCACAGGCAGTCGTGCAGGATGTGATGGGCGAGGTAGAGGGGCTGCAGGATACCCTGGCATCGGCCATCGAGGATATGACGAAACGGTTTGAGGTGGCGATTGAACGATTGATCGACGCTTTGGCGAACGTTAAAGCGGCGTCGTCGGACACGGCAGCCTCAATCAATTCCGATCTGGCCGACATCAGGGATGACACCGGTAGCGCGGTGGACGCGATAAACAGCATAACCGGTATCCCGTTCGGTGATGTTGATGCACGGTATGCGCAGATCGGGTCTCCACCCGGAATAAGACCGCCCGGTGGTCAAATCGGGGGATTCGTTGAGAGATCCGGCCTGGCTTTTGTACACGCCGGTGAGGAGATAGTAAACAGGAGGCAATCGGCGGCCATGTCCCGGCTGCAGCAGTCGTTCGCCGACGTCTTTAATGCCAGGCGTGGCGGGGAACCGGTCAGCAGGATGCCTGCCGGGGGCCGGTCGGTTAACGTCAGTGTAAATGTAAATTCTCCCATCACGGTAGAAGGTGATGTGCAGGATGATGAAGCGTTGGCTATGAGGATTAACGAGTTAATGGAGCGGAACGCCGCTCAGATTGCGGAACGGACGGCCGAACGCATTAGAAGGATACAGGGGACCTTAAATGGGCAGTAAATACCCCGGTTATGTAGTGACGAATTACCTGGAGGATTCCACGGTATCGGTTTCCACCGAGGACGCCGGTTATCCTAAGGAGAACCTCTATAACAGGAATCCGGCGAAACCGTTCAGGTTTACCGTGACCACCGGGGGAAATATCAACATCGATATGGGGGAGGTTAAGACGTGGGACACCATAGCTTTCATCGGTCATAACTTCCATCCTTCGGTGTCGATCGTGGTGCTGGCCGACATTGCCGGAACCGGGTCTCCGGTTCCGGTCGGTGGAAGCCCGACCTATCGGTTGAAGGACATGTACTGGAGGTTGGACACGCCGGAGCAATCGAGGGACATATACATCCAGATTACGGACGCGAACAGTGAAAATACCGAGATCGGGGAACTGATCGTCGGCCTGATGGTCGAATTGCCGGTGATGTTCGAGATCGGTCATGGCGAAGCGATGGAGGAGGTCAAGGTCAGGCATCAGACGCAGCGCGGGGTGAGACACACCTATGACATGTATAACCTGGAGAGTAGATCGTATCGGTTTGAACCGTTGACCGAATCGGAGCGGGACGACGTATTCAACATGCATGATGCCGTCAGGGGGGACGGTAGGCCGTTTCTCTTCGTACCGATTCTGGCGCGACCTTTCCTGATCTACGGTAGGAAGAATCCCGATTGGAACGTCAGATCGATAGCGCCGTGTCGGTTCAGCGCCGACATCACCATGGTGGAAGAGAGCAAGGGAGTAAGGATTGAGCTGTGAGCCTGATTAGGGTAGACGGATTCGATCATTACACGGTCATCCTGGATAAACTGGATGACTATTATAGTCTCAGCGGTCCTCCCGTGATCAACGGTGAGGGCAGATGGGGGGGAGGAGCGGTCAGTTGGGACACGCCGCGTGACTACTGGGAGATGAGGATCGAGGACAGTAACGATCTGATCATCGGATTTGCCTGGAAGATTGATCAGGCACCGATGTTGGAACAGACCATCTGTCAGGTCTGGGGGTCGTTTGATTTCCACGCCTCACTGAAAATTACTCCGGCCATGCACATTAACGCTTATGGTGGATCGCCCGGTACCAAGATCGGAGGAACCGGGACCCCGATCTGTAAAGCCGGTGGTTGGTGCTATATTGAATGGCGGATTAAGGTTGATAATACGGTCGGTACCTCCATCGTCTGGGTGGACGACGTACAGGTCTTGAACCTGACCGGGCAGGATACCAAGGGTGGATCCGATAGTTCGAATATCTGCGTTTTAGCCTTCTCCGACAGGTGGTCTGCACTCACTACGAATTTGGATAAGCAGTGGGTGGACGACGTCTACATCATGGACCCGAACGACGCTGTTGGGAATGTTACCCGGTTGGCCGACGTCCGGGTGGAGGGCCTGCTACCGAACGGGGCCGGGAATTACAGTCAGTGGAGTCGATCCGGAGGATCGAATAACTATGAGATGGTAGATGAAAATCCTCCGGACGACGATACCAGCTATGTATATAGCGCCACGGCCGGGCAGCTGGACTCCTACACCTTTGACAATCCGACGCCGACCGGTGGTGCGGTGTTTGCCGCGGCTGTCAACCTGATGTCGAAGAAGGACAGCGGCGGTCATAGGTATCTAAAAGCACTCCAGAGGAGGGCCGCTACGGACGATTTAAGCGACCAACTGCCGGTGTTCAGCGACGAGTACAACAACCTACAGCACATCTTCGAACTTGACCCCACCGGGGCAGGTTGGACGCTGGCCAATCTACTTAATACCGAATTCGGGATGGAGATGGACGCATAATGGCGCTCGAAGCGATGGAGGGGTACGATTTTTCGAGCTGGTGGTGGCACAAGGCCCAGAACTTAACCACCGACGGTATCGCGGCCGCTCAATTCCGCCGGGCCACCGGCAGATTCGGCGGATATTCCAAACGGCACGAGAACTCCCGGGCGTACCATAAATATACCTTCACGGCGGATCAAACGGTCATATTCGGGTTCGCCGTCTGGCTTGAGAACGATCGTGACGGTTCGGGGACCGGCCAGGAACAGATCCTGGCACAATGCTACCGGAATACTACCCTTCAATTCTCACTACGCTTAATTCGTGGAGGGGGCCTGCAGATCTGGCAGACCGCCGGAGAGGTGGACCGGTTTACCGGCGGGGCGCTCAAGATCGGAACTTGGAATTATGTAGAGTTAAGGGCGGTTTGCCGGGAGTCGCCGAACGGGGAGATTCAGGTTTGGATCAACGGGGTACAGAAGATTGACCGAACCGGCATCGACTTTAACGCTCATGCCTCTCTCGACGGGGTCGATACCGTCTATATAGGTGGATCCCAGACCCTACAGAGCAACTGGGACCCGTGGCGCATTGACGATCTGTATATCATGACCGGCGCAGGGACTAAACTGGGTGACCCGCTCGTGGAGACGATCAGACCCAGCGGGGCCGGGACGAACGCCGATTGGACCGGCATCGGTGGGGGATCGAATTACCTCGAAGTAGATGAGACCGATCAGATAGACCAGGATGGGACGTTCAATTACTCAGCTACGGTTACCGATCAGGATACGTTTGCCCAACAGAACCTGTCTACCACGGCCGGGACGGTACACGCGGTTAAACCTTGGATCTGGGCTCGGGATAGGAACGCGTTGGACGCCACGAGGACCATCGCTTTAAGGATAAGATCCGGTACTGCCGAGGCATCCGGCAACGATGAGAACCTGGATCCGTATTATAAGCATTACTGGCATATCTGGGAGACCGATCCCGACACGGCGACGGCGTGGACCGTAGCCGGGGTTAACGCGATGGAGGCCGGATACATCCTGACGGCCTAGACTTTAGATATGTCTGATTTCAAGTTTATCGACAGCTTTGATCATTACAGCGAAATCACGGATAAGTATGACCGGGTGGAGAGGGTGTTCAGCAACACCTTTGAGATCAGGACCACGAACCCGAGGACCGGCAATCAGCATCTTTATTCCGACAGTCGGGAAAACCAGGGGGCCGGAGTTGCGCTTCCCCAGCTGACCACACATGTAGTCGGATTCGGATTTGAGGTCACCGGGACCCCGTCCGCGGCTAGGACGATCTGGGAATGCCGGGAGAACTATACCCGGCAGGTATACCTAACCATCCATACCGATCGATCGTTGAGGGCATATAGGCACGGCGGGATCCTGCTGGGTACCAGTTCGGTGATAAACGCTAACGAATGGTACTACATAGAGATTGCGGTCACCATCGACAACACGGCCGGTGTGTTCAACATGTGGCTGACCGACAGCGCTGGCAACAGGGTCCAGGAGTTTAATCTAACCGGGCAGGATACCCAGAATTCGGCCAACGCCTTCATCGACATGAGTATACTGGGTAGCTTCGAGGGCTTCGGCGGTACGGTTGGAGTCAATTTTCACTGGGATGACGTCTACATCCTGGACGGTAACACGCCGAAGGGTAACTGCCGGGTGGAATCGATCCTTCCGATCGGAGCCGGGACCTACACGACCTGGTCGGTCTCCGGGGCGGCCAGCAATTATCAGGCCGTCGATGAGGCAGACCCGGACGACGCCACGAGCTACGTCCATACCACGGCCGTGGGTAACAAGGATACATATACATATGCCGATCTGGTCAGCACGGTGGGGGATGTACATACCGTAGCTTGGAATATAAGGGGGATGAAGGAGCACCCAGGGGTCCGGAAGTTGGGGGGATACGCGGTCCTGACCGGTCCATACTCCGGGGAAGGCCAGACCACGGACGTTAAGGCGATTAATGCCGATTGGATGTACGACCAGCTGTTCGAAGACGTAGATCCGAATTCGGCGGCCTGGACTATAGATAAGGTGAACAATTGTGAATTCGGGTGTGAGGTCAGGATATGAGCCTATACTGCGTTAACGGCGTCCATCTCGGGGACGGATCGGCCACGAAGCAGATCAGGAGGATCGGGGGCCAACCGGTTATCCTGCATTACTGGTTTTCAGGCCGGGGCCTGGCCGTCAAAACTCCCGAGATGCTGCTTGACACCCATTACTACGACGCCAGGCTCGGCGGGGCGGACCGTATCATCAGCCTGGACAGCCAGGGCTTCACCATCGGGGACAGCGATAACTTTAACGCCGCACCCACTATAACCTCTGCACAATCGATTCCGTCTGCCTACGGTTGGTGTGCGATGTGGGGGACGGATTTTTTCACCGGTAGCTATGTCGGGGACGGCACGGACAACCGGAACATCGTCGGGCTGTCGTCCGACCCTCAAATGCTGATGATCATACCGGCCAGTTCCAGTTATGAATGCGTCTGGAGGATCGCCACGATTGCCGGTGACAATTCTTATTACGACATGAGTTCCGGCCTGGCTGCCAACCACATCCAGGCCTTCATCACGAACGGGTTCCAGATAGGAAACGCGAACAACGTCAATCAGATCGATCAGACCTATTATTACTGGGGTATATTGGATACCTTTACCGGGAACTTCGCGGAGGGCAGCTATACCGGGAACGGATCGAGTCAGAGCGTCGACGTCGGATTTGCCCCGATGATGGTTTTCATTAAGGGGAATTCGACCATAGGTGGCAGCTTCTCTTTCCGGGACCGGGTCGAGATGTCCTACTACGACACCTATCAATCGGGTACCTCAACCACCCAGGGAAGGACGGTGGAGACCGGTAGCGGATTCAGTAACGGCATCACGCTTTCCGCCACCGGCTTTTCGCTGGGGAACAGCTCGAATGTAAATCGAAGCGGGGACACCTATCATTATTTCTGCTTCGGCACCGATTCGCTCGACGACGAGGCGCAGGTGACCCAGGCCGGGGCCGAGGTCCTGGTTACCCCGACGGATGCACAGGTCCGGGTGACGCAGGTGGCGCTAGAAGCGGTGCTTAATTCAAATGTAAACCCGGCGAGATTGACCCAGCTGCCGGTCGAAGTACTGATCGAGATACCGACCGGTGTCGGGGTTAGGGAGCGTGGGATATTCAGGGGGGGCAACCGGGGTATAAGCCGTGGCTTTTAGGAGATGTAAGGTATGGAGTTTGAACGTCAATATGGAGTGAGCACGCAGGTTGAATTCCCCCTCCTCCGGACGGGTGAGATGAATTTTAACGATGACCCTCCTTCATTCGTCACGGGGGACGTCCGCCTGCATAAATATACGAATGAGACCGGGGGTCCCACGACCGGGGATGCGACAAATTTACCGTCCCATGTGGAGAAGGGGACGTTTCGATTGGTGCTCACCGATGCCGAGACTCAATGTAAGAGGTTAACCGTCCTGATCATAGACCAGACCGATCCCAAGGCGTGGGAGGATCAACAGATAAACATAACCTTCTACGGTAACAGTGACGGGCAGCACGCCCGAAACCGGAACATCACGGATGACGCGTTCGTCTCACTGGTGACGGCGGGAGTGGATGATTCGGTGATCGAATCGGAGGGGAGCATCACCCGGCAGCAGGCCGAGTCGATCATCCTGGCAGCCTTGGCCGGGGTAACCACGGATCAGGGATCGACTTTTAAGACCCCGAACGGAAACGCGGTCCGCATCATCGGTGTTGTAAACGCGTTCGATGAGAGGACGGCCATAACGCTGTCACCTTCATCTTAGCCGAGGAAGGTATCTTCCTCGGCTTTTGATATGGGGTGGCTATATACATATATAACCACCATGGCCTTTCTGCGTAGAGGAGACGCAGGACGATATATGAGAGGGATGAGATAAGATGCCTGAAGGCGGAGAGGGATATTTTGATGCCAGTTGGTTTGCCGGTCAGATAGGGAGCGGTGACCCCTCGTACTGGCACATCAACTGGTGGCCGGGTCCCAGCGACGAACTGCCGAGCCTGCAGGGGAAATTGCTGTTGCTGGAACTCTCCAGTAATAACGAGACTCGGTATTACTCCAGCGTGGCCGTCAAGCATCCTACCAGGTGGTATGACCCTCGAATCCTTTCATACGGTATAGGCGTCAGATCGATTCCTAATCCGCCCGGCATGCCGATCGTAGGTAACGTCAGCATTAAGCTCAGTAACGCGGACGGCCACTTCACGACCTGGAAGACGACGGACACGATCCGGGGCGGAACCGGGACCCTGTACATCGGTCCGGAGGGCGGATCCTTCTCCAACGATTTCTCGAAGATATTCGAGGGGACGGTGTACACCGGCAGGATCATGGAGGACCAGTCCTTCCTCATTACCCTCCGGGATTATACCTATGACCTCTTTAACCGGGACGTCTCCGGGATCATTACCGAGGAGCAGTTCCCGAACCTGCCGGAGAAGCGGGAGCCGTGGACCTTCAAACCGATCATCTACGGTAACCTGAGTGCGACCGGAGGGGCGGTTCCCTGCCCATACGTGGATACCGTGGCACATCGACATCTGGTGGCACAGACCGCGGTTCATTCGGTGGACGACGTCTACCTGTACGGACAGCACGTGGAGGATGACCTCGGGATGGTCCTTAACACGGATTATTTCATCGACACCACGACGGTGGACGGGGTAGACCACACCTTCATCCGGTTTGATACCGATCAGGTAGACCCGGATCGGCCCGGGGTCCTGGCGGTTACGGCCAACGTTAGGGGCGCTACCCTGTCCGGCGGAGCCGGGGGGGCCTTGGCGACCTCCCCGATCGAATGCCTGCGCGATTTCCTGGTCAATCATGTGGGCATAACCTTCTCCAAGTTCGAAAAATCATCGTGGAACACGGCTAACCAATTCGTCCTCAGCCGGGGCTGGCTGTGTAACGGGGCCATACTGGAATTGACCAGCATCGAGGACGTGATAGCACGGTTCCTGAGTTCATTCAACATGTTCATGTTCGTCAATATCAGAGGTAGGCTGGACATCAAGATCTTTGACACCGCCGAGGCGATCGCGGCGGACCCGGAGACGTATGACGAGACCCAACTAATCCTGATGAACACGTTCTCCCAGGCCGAACAGGGGAACGTTAAGAATAAGGTAAGCTACCAGTACGACCGGGACTGGTTGGCGAAGAACTGGCGCGGTTTCGGGTCGGTTGAAGATGCCCAGGGCCTGTCCGTGCTGGGGCGGGTGTACGAGGATTCACCGTTCTTCTGGTTTGTGGGTGACGCCACTACTGCGTTGGACGTGGCGCAGAAGCGGTTGTTCCTACGGAGGACGGTATCCGATATAGTCGAATTTGAGGTACCGGCACCGGAGACGATGTCGAACCTGGAAATCGGTGAGTACATCAATGTGACCCATTACCAGCGAGCCGGTCCGACGGAAGAGCCGATCTGGATTTCCGGGCTCAAGTTCGACTTTGACAAACTGAAATACAGCGTCACGGGGATCAGGACCAATCTGGTGGAATGCCACGTTTTGGCTGATCGGGATAACCCGCCATCCGACTACCCGTCTGCTACCGATGCTGAAAAGGAAACGTGGTGGTATCTGGCCGATGAGATCACCGGAAAGTTCGGAGACGGTTCCGATCCTCATACATTTTGCTCGTAAAACGGAGGTAGACTATCATGGCAGATTGGAACGCGATAACGGATAAGACTTTGGGGGATCCTCTATTCTATCAGGACGTCAACGATCTGATCGAGAACACGGAGTATAATAAGCAGCAGCATGAAGTCGACCACGATCCATCAACCGGACATCATGAGGATACCATCCATCTTGGGGACGGCACCGACAGCGATAAAACGATCGAGGCTCAGACCGCCGACGGAGCCGGGGAAAAACCAAGGTTGCGATGGGACAATGCCGACCAGGTATGGAAAGCCAGACAGGCCGGAGCCGGTCTGGTGGACGCTCCGATACAGGGCTTTAAGGACTGGGGGAACCAGTCCGGCGATTTCACCATAGATCTCGGGCAGGGCCTCTATCACCGGATAGCCGTGATCGATACGATTACGATGAAGGATCCGTCAGTACTGCCACGGGGCGTCATGTTCATGATCGATGTAACGGGCGTGGCCGGTACTGACAGTGCCCACAGCATCGACTTTGAGTCTAAGTGGATCTTTGACAATGAGCCGGATACCATCTATCCCGGAAGGCGGATCATCTTCCTGGCCGTGGTGGACGTGGATGACAACATCCGTTGTACCCTCGTCGATAAGGTCTACGGTGAACTGTATGAGGATTCCAGCAGCTTTACGGTGTCTCCCCCCGGTGCCGGTGTCTGGACCGACATCACCGGCAACGGCGGTCAGCTGTCGTTGGGTCCGACTGCCGGTATGCAGAAATCCGGCAACTATTCGCTGTTAGTAGAGGTAGGCGGCAATTACCGCTTAACTTATCATGTCAGCTTTTCCGGCGGTTCCGGTGGTGACTATATATTCGGGTTGAGCATCAACGGGGCGGCACCGGCCTATAAGACCCAGATGCGGAGGACTACGGGCAGTTCCGACACCGGAGGATGCGGAGGACTACGGGCAGTTCCGACACCGGAGTCGCCACCCACGTCAGCTTCGTTGACCTGGACTCCGGCGATATACTGACGTTGCAGGTCCAAGACGCTTCGGGACCTGTACAGAATCTGACCGTTTATAACATGAATCTACTCTTAGAGAGGTTGTAGGATGATTGAGAAAGGCTTCAAGACCCCGGAGGATTTGACCGGGAAGGTTTTGTCGGTAACCGGAACTTCGGCTAACACCGAACTCCTGGCTGCCGATGCGGAGGACGTATTTGTGGATCTGGTATCCACCGTCAATGTATGGATCCGGATCGCCAGTACCGGTACTCCTACAGCGGTAGTCGGCACTAGCTATTTCATGGTGGCGAATGCGACTTACAGATTCCCGGTCAGTAAGGGGGCACGGATTGCTGCGATTAAGGATACCGGAGAGGATGACGGATCCCTGTATATCCATCCTGTGAAATGAGGTCGCGGCAATGGGCGTCAATTGCGAGGTTTACATACCCGTTGGGAATGGTTCGTTCAAGGCCGACTCGCTCACAACGAAGCGGTTTAAACGGAACATGTTCCATTTCAACCCGAGCTGGTTTGAAGCGGACAGTATATCGATGGAGCTTGAGTTTTTTTCGATCGATAAGACCGCTCAAAACAGCCACACGATTAGGATATATAGGGATGACGGAACGCAGCAGGACACGGTGTCGCTACCTGCCGGTAACCGCAGTTACGGGAGGCAGCGGGCGACCGGTCTGTCGCTGGATATGGTGACGGCGCGTAACTATTATCTCAGTATGCCAGCCGACGAAGGTGATGTGCTCGGGCCGTGCCTGCAGTGCTTTGTTGTGGTGGTGCTGACGAATGCCACGAAGCTTGCTATCCCGTTCAACCTGATGGATTTTTACAGTGCCCCATCGAATCACACGGCCGATTGGGGGCAGACACCCGAACTGATTTCATCGCCCGGCAGTACATCGCCGAGCCAAGTATCGGCGGGGAACTTCGTACTATGGAAGAAGGACAAGGATTTCTGGCATGGGAACGCCGTCATTGACGGATGGACGCTGGATTGTAATCTGGGCGGTGATGTGGATCCCGGTGGGACGCGGGCGGCATTGTTCAATTCAAATGGGGGCAAGGTTGCGGGCAGCGAAGTAGGACCCACTACGAATACCGGGACTGATGTGCAGGCGTTCCAGGCAGACTTCGCCGATGATGCAGAAAACTTCACCGACGGTGAATCGTTCGAGGTGAAGTATTGGAACGGTGGGGCGGCCGATATGGCGCTGTACTCGGCGCGATTGTGGATGCGGCTTTCGCTGGTCGAAGGCGTCAGGATACCGATTCCGTTCCGTCAACCGCCTGCCGTTGAGCAACCTGACGTAACTGACGGGAGATTTCTATATACGGCAAGCAGATGGGGAGACGGGGTAGCCGCGGATCAAGTGGCGTATCTCCGCTCCATCGGATATAAGAATGCCGGGACCGGGAAATACAAGGTAGCCGTTAGAGTAGATAACGGCTGGAATGACATGGATTCCGGTGGGAACGTGTGGTTCAAGGCTACTGCAGAGGTTACACCTGCCGTCGGATCGGAGAACCGTGGTGACGTGCAGCTGTCGTCAGCATTGAACGGGACGACGCCTATGGAGGACGGGCGTCGTTATGCCGTCGAGATAACCGATGGGGACAATCTGTTTACCCCGAGTCTTGAAATCGTCATGGAGGTCGGTGACCAGACGCAGCCGCAGGAACCTGGGTCACAGAAGACCGTATCTTCGAAAGGCGTTCAGATCGGAGACTTTGTACTTACGGGCGACGAGGAGATTGATGCTGAAGACAAGGTGACGGAGAGCAGCGTAAATGCCCGGAAGTCGGAGGCCATTGAGGGCGGGACTGCCGTAACGTTGACACCGACGAAGATACAGGCATTGACGACGAAAAAGTTTGGGACGGGTGCGATACATTTTTATGGAGACCAGTATACCGGATCGGCAAGTGACGACGGATATCTGACTCTGCAGGACAGGCCCGGATTTGCGCTCGGAACCGGCGATTTCACGGTAGAGTTCTGGTGGAAGACCGGTAACGATATGGATTCGAAGAAGATCCAAACGTTCCTCAGTTACCATACCGACAACGATCACAGATGGATAATGGCGTGGCGGGGACCGGCACACGATGGACCGGCTCTTGACTTCCGTGTAGAGGTGAGTTCTGGGAACTGGACGAACGTCATCAACAAGGCATGGCAGCCGGAAGATAATACCTGGTATCACATAGCGCTGGTTAGGAACGGCAACGCGTGGGAGTTTTTTGTAGACGGTGTGTCGAAGGGGACGGCAACGAACTCCATATCCCTGGCGGATTACAACACGATGTGGTTCGGCAGGGAGGGAAACCTATCGGATGGGACACAGATCGACGCTCTTGTAGGTGAATTCGATGAGATAAGAATCAGCAACGTAGCCAGGTATACGTCAGAGTTTACACCGCCTGATGCTGCATTTACCGTCGACGAAGATACGTTGAGTTTGATACACGGAGATGGAAGTACAGTTACCGATGAGGTTCAAAACGGAGGGTCTCCGTATACGGTGACTCTTAATCAGCGTGTGAGGGCGACGGACCATGACGGACTCGAAGAAAAATTTGGATCGGGCGCTCTGTTTTGGACGAGGGGAAGCGAGGCACCGCCGTCTACTGCCGGTCTCGAAATAGACGGTTATACTGCACCCGGCACCGGGGATTTCACATGGGAGTGCTGGTGGAAGACGCCGACGTCGTTCAGCGGTCTGGCTGCAGGCATCAATAAGTTTCCGATTTTCACCCATGCGAATTCTACGTCAAGCAGGTGGCATTGGTTCTTCGATAGATCGGGGGCGAGTCCGGTTCTCAGGGTCGGGCGGTATGAAGGTTCGTACAATTGGTTGATAGAGGTTAACTGGACTCCGGCAACCGATACCTGGTATCACCTGGCGGTATGTAGAAGCGGTGGATCGACCCGTATGTTTGTTAATGGAAATCAAGTCGGCTCTACCTCAACGAATTCAGTGGATCTACCTCAAAAGTCGCAGACGTTTTGGGCTAGAGGGATTGTGAGCGGATCTCCGGGAGTAGGTAGTTTTGATGAGATAAGGATAAGCAGTAATGCTCGTTATACGTCTAACTTCACGCCACCCACTGAACCGTTCGAGATGGATCCCAACACGCAGGTGTTAATACATGGAGACTTGAATTACGAAGCGGAAGAACAGTCTGGAGAGGTGAGTAAATCCTCTGAACAGGTGTTGGGCCACGATTCTTTTTACAGCAGCGATACGTTGGGACCGGGGTTAGCTTGGGCCGATCAGGATGACTGGCAGTTGGGCGGAGGATCCGGCGATTTCACGATTGAATGTTACGTGAGGTTCAATGCCTGGAACGGTAATGATGAGAATTATTTCTGGACCCAGCGGCAGGACTCCGGCAACTGGTGGGGGTGCATGTATGACAGTTCGGCTGATGCGTGGCATTTTTATGTTGATGGGGTGTCGATAATAAGTAAAACGTCAGCCGGTGTATCGCTGGACACATGGTATCACTTCGCGGTGACCAGATCCGTGAATACATGGCGGATGTACATAGATGGGAACAAAGTAGCGGAGGTAGTAAGTGCGCAGTCTATCGGGGATTACTCAGGGCTACTTCGACTGTTCCATCTCGACGGTGCCGGTGGTGACTATGGTATCGATGGATGGATAACGCAGGCACGGATCATAAACGGAACGGCGAGGTATACGTCGGATTCGTTTACCCCGGAAGAGATCGATACTTCGGCAGGCTCCGTCAGCCAGAACACGTCGACGCCGAAGACGGGTGACGGTTCGATTGTGTTCGACGGTGCCAGCTATATAGAGGTAACGCCGTCGCCGTCAACCGATTTTCAGTTTGACGGCGATTTTGTGATCATGCTGTGGTGTAAGACCGAAGGTGACGGAGCACTGATTACGAATTGGACGGCAGGTGATCTCGGCTGGGAACTGGTGATTGAAGACGGCGTGGCCGTATTTAGAGCCTCGACGGATGGAACGACGACAGCGTTTGAACTTACAGGGACGACGAACATAGCAGACGGTGAATGGCACCATGTCGCGGTTGTGCGGACCGGCGATAATACGGTAACGCTATACATCGACGGTATAGCGGAGGACAGCGGAACCTTTGCAGGGACGACGAACAACACGGGTGCAAACGCTGTACTGGTGGGGGCCGAGGATGCTGACGATCCAGGGAATTTTCTCATCGGAGAGGTTGACGAAGTCCACATTATAAACGGCGGAGACGGTGGCATTACAGGTAATTTTACACCGTCGACGTCGGTGTCGGTAAGGTGTGGAATAACGAATGAAGCGGGTCCGTGCCCCGGCTCCGGCGGTACGACGGTACTGTTGCTGCAGGGGGATGAGGAACCGTTCATCGATACGCCGGATGGGGAAGTCAGAAGACGTCGCATGGCGTTTATGATTGAGAACATGGTACGGAAAACGCCACCCACACCGATTGTAACGGGGGGTGACTGATTTGAACTTTTATATGTTGTGGTCGAATAGGCCTCAAGGAGGTAGAAGGAGATGAAGTATAAGATCAGATGCTCCGACGGAGACATCGTCTATGAGGGTAACGGTGACATCCTGAAGGATGATGACCGGTTTAAATTTAAAGTAGGAATGCCGATCGGGCTCGGCACCGGGGGTGTGGCTAAGCCGGAGTGGTATGAATTCGGAGGTACCATGGCCGAAGCCAGGGGGATTCTGGGTATGCCGGAACCACCCAAGAAGCCAAAACGGCCGAAAAAACCTAAAGGATCAAAACCGTCACCGCCGGACGACGGATGTCGAGAGGTGGTGGTCAGCGTTCCAGCATCCTGCCAGCGGATTGAAATCATTATTCGACATGAAAAAGGAGAGTAGGATGGTGAAGGAGTTACTTGACAGGGTAAAGCGTGAACTGATTAGGCTTTGGCCGGTATGGCTGATCCTGGCTGCGTCGATTTTCTTTTTCGACTTCAGACTGGTTTTAGCCGGGGGCTGGAGGCTGTTTCTCGGCACGTTGGCGTTTGTGCTGGCACACATACTGTGGAAATCAGCATTCGGGTATATAGACGTCAAGGCGATGATTGAACGGGACGATAACAGCCTTCCGGATGCGGTCATCATTGCCGGGGTATGTGTACTGAGGGCGTTTATCTATGGGGCTTTAATCCTCGGAGTTATGGCCAATATCGGTGGACCTTAACACATAGGACCATAAAACACGCAAAACCCGACGCTGAAACATCCGGAGTGGGTAGAAGGCGTATCGGTAGAGTCTTGGACGGTACAAGATGATCACATCTACGATCTCACATATATCATCCGGACGCAGGACGGTACTCTCCTTGGCCTTGAGCGCATGGGTGGCGAATATAATAGCCATAGGGCAACCTGAGGCCAAGGAAGAGCCTCCGAGAGATTATTGGAAGTATGCCCGGATCATTAAGGCCGAGGCCTACACCAACTGGGGCTTGCAGGTGGATACCACGAGATTTCCTCCTCAGATCCAACAGGAATCCTGGTTTAAGTCGGATGCCGAGAACCGTATCGGCGCAGCGGGCCTGGGTCAGTTTATGCCGAAGACCCGGGACTGGATCATCGAACTGTTCCCCTCCCTTCAGGGATTCGAAGATCCGGATCCGAGGTTCAATCCGGTCTGGTCCATCCGGGCGATTATCCTCTATGACAGGTGGTTATGGGAGAGAACCGTGGGGGCAGATACAGATCACCATTGGGCATTCGTCTATTCCTCTTACAACGGGGGTTTGGGTTGGGTTCGGAAGGATCAGCAGTTGCTCGATGGGAGGAAACGTCATGAACCCGGGCTGAGGCATTGTGAAAGGGATATGTGGTTCGGCTGTGTGGAGGAGTGCTCGAACCGGGGTGAGGAGGCGTTCCGGGAAAACCGGGATTACGTCCATAAGATCTTTAAGCTTTGGAAGACGGTTAAATGGTAAGCAAGCAATTTCGGGGTTATCTGTCGGTCTTTATACTGGGAGCGGTCCTGGCCGTGGCCGGGACTTATTTCTCCGTCAGATATTTCACCGACAGACAGATAGCAGATCTGAAAGATAGATTGAAGGCGCAGCGGGAGGCGGTCCGATCGGCGGTAGAGGAGGCCGATCGGCAGAAGCGGGCAGCCGGGGAGGCCGAGAGGAGATTTATACTTGATCTGGCTGCGCGTGAGGAGGTGATAGCCGGTCTTCGGGCCGAAAGGAGGGGGGCCTTGGACCGGATTCGACGGCTACAGACGGACGTCAACCGGTTGCAGACCGCCTTGGCAGATGCCGTGGGAAAAGTTGAGGAGATGATGCCGGACGACCTCGCCCGGACGGCTGAAACCTTGGTAGTTCAACTGTATCCACAGCAGGCCGGGTCCGAAGTTAACTATTCTGTGACCGACGACGTCTATAGGGCGAATGAACCGGCCATGCGTGGTTTCGTCTTCTCGTTGGAGGAAACGACCAACCTCCGTGACCAGGTCGGTCTATTTCAGGGGAGGATAGCCGATCTCAACCTGATCGTTGAGAATCAAACCCGTGAGATGATTTTGAAGGATCGAAGCTTCAAGGACATGGTCAAATTGAAGGATCGGTGGAAGAGCTCCAGCCGGGGTTGGGAAGACGCGTTTATGGCCGGTCGGATTGAGAGCAGGATTCAGGCTGAGCTTATTTCATCCTATGAAAGGAAACTATTCTGGGAGCGGGTAGTGCCGGACGTCATGGTCGGTGGAGGTATGGTGTTAGGGGGGGACGGGAAGCTTGGACCGGGTGTGACCGTCATGATCGGCTGGGACTTGGGATTAATCAAAAAGCTGCTGTTTTAGTAAGAGGGGGGCCATGACGCCCCCCTCTTTCTCTTTTAACGTTTAATGTCCTCCATAATGTCTCTGATCTTGCTTACCGATGCCCAGATCGGTATTACCACTGCAGTTGCTATTAACGTAGCGATTACGATTTCCATTTCGATCTCCTTGATTTCTCTTGGGAGGGAAAGGCGGCCTTGATTCTTCGTTGTGCTCCCACGAATTCGGAAGGTCGGCCGCTCTTGGACGACCGACCTTCCTCCGCATTACCAGGAAGAAACACATCCCTTTTACGCTTTCAGTAATTGAACGGCTTCCGCCTTCCGGACTTTTTTGGTGTGACCGGGGATCTGGTACCAGCCGGGGGAGACTTCGAACCTGGCCAGCAATTGATCCTCATCCATCTCCGTCAGATCGGTTTCCACGGCGCGTTCGGTGATCTCCAGGTTGCCCGGTGCAATCGGCCGGATGACCTTGATATCTTTAGTATCGAACCGAACTTTGACGTATTGTTTCCCGGTCTTGGAATTGAGATACCCGATTACCGTTCCGGTAGTGCTGCCGTTAAGGTTGATGAGCAGTTTAGGGGCGTCGCCGGTGTATCTGACCCGGGTGCCATAGGGGAACTCTTTCATCTGGGGGTAATCCACGTGGATTCCCATTAGGGAATCCTCTACCGATTCCTGGAGCTCGGACACCTTCTGAATCATGGTCTCGGCATCCAACTTCAGTAGCTCGCTGTACGTCTCACATCTGTTCTTGAGAGCGGCGAATTCCTTTAACCGGGCTTTGAAGGTCAGTCCTCTGGTGAACTTGCTGCTGCTCATCCTCTTGACCTCCTCGGCGGCCGATTCGATTTCGGCCTCCAGTTCATCACGAATCCGAGTGACCATGTTGGTCTTGACGTATTCGGTGTCGGTAACCGGGGAGAGCCCAAGATCACCACCGACGGCTTCCAGGAAAACCTTCATGACGTCAACTACCTCAGGCTCGGGGACGAAGTAGAGGAGGCCGTTCTCATTCAGGTTGATCCCGGCATTGTCTCTGACATATGCCTTGAGGATCATTCGGATGTCATCGGCGGTGTATACCTGCAGGTAGTGGTCCAACCGTTCTTGGACCTCCTTCCTGTCCACATCACCGTATACCCGGATTTCCCCACCCATCGGGACCCCGTCTCCCCGCTTCACGAATTGGACCGCGGCCTTGCGGCGGTAGTCGGCCTTGACCTCCTTGACGTCGATCATCTTATCGGTGATCTGATAAGCCGTCATGACCTTGTCATCACGGATGAGGTCCAGCAGGCCAGCTTCCCTCATCGATTCTAAGCCCCTCTTGAGAGCTTTAGCCTTCCGGTGCTCGGTGGGCATGTATTGAATGCCGACGGTCTTCGCGAGCAGGTCTTCCAGGTCCAGTCTGGGGATTTCCACCTTGTGGACGGTCCACCAGACCAGGTGGCCCAGTATGGGGAGGCCGTTCGCCTGTTCTGCGATTGTTCGCTTGATTTCCTCTTTTTGTTTCATCGTCTTTCTCCTCGATGATGGGCTTTGCCGGGGACATCCTTCCCCGGCTTCATTAACGGATTCCATGGTTGAGATTTGTTTTCATTGACGGGTTAGATGGTAAAGGCCATGTCAAAAGCCCGGTCCTGATTGGCCAGGATGTCACCGTCCAGGTAAACCACGTCGTCGCTCAGTCTATCCAACGCGTCCATACCTCTCAGCCTGGGGCCGATTTGAATTCCCCAGAACGCGAATTCCATACCGTCCTTTCGGGTTTGATAATCCCGGAACCAGTCGTCACCGATCATGTAGTAACCGTCCGAGATGAAGATGATGTCGGCCTTGGTAAATTCGGACCTGGTTAGGACCTCCCGCATGGCGTATGTGATGGGAACTTCGAAATCGGTACCACCGCCGACGCCGGATGATAGAATCTCGGCCAGACCGGTCATGTTCCGTTTGCCGGTGCCGGATTTAAGGTAGATCTGTTTCCTGACCTCGGTGTTGTACAACAGAAAGGCGAAGTCCCGGTTTTGCTTCCGGGCTATGGAATAACCCGCTAGGGCCATGGCTTTTGCCCATATATCCTTCTGACCCGCCATACTACCGGAACAGTCGACCATTATCACGACGGGTCCTTTACCTAGGGTCTCGGTGCCGGTGATCTTGTAGAGCTGGAGTCCTGATTCGACATATTTCAGCCAGAACAATTCCTCCAACTCCTCGTCGGACAGGAGGGCCATATCGGAGGGGGTTACCCGCTGCAGGTCGTCTCCGAATTCAATACCGGATACCTGGGACCGGGCGTATTCGGATTTCTCCCGCTGCTTTTTATCCGCCACATAGCAGAATCGACCGGCGAGTTTAACGATTTCTCGAAGCTTGGGATTGTTCTGCAGCATGCTGGCTATTTTGATTCGATCGTCCTTGTGGGAACCGTTAAGTTCCCCGGTAGAGTCATCAAAACCGAGTGCCAGCATTGCCTTTCCCTCGATCTCTGCCTCATCCGCGGCCTCTCGAAGTGCCACCCGGCACAATTTTCGTATCCGGTCCTCGTCGGCATCCAGGGCTTGATCCACCCTATTACCGGCTTCGACCATGTCGGTTACCGCATCCTTGAATTCGTCACTACCAAAATCAGTATCGTCGGAATTCAACATTTCGGTCAGCCGATCCGAGAAGTCCTGGAGTTCCCGTTGGCGTCGTTTAACCTCGACCGGCATCTCCTTGAACACCCGGTACACGGCGTCTACGGCTCCCATACTGACGATCTCGTCACCTACGGTGAACTTCCGGAACTGCTGCCATTCCGGTAACTGTTGCCACTGTTCAATGACCCGCTTGGAGAGAATCCGTTCCGGTGGGACGTCTTCCAGAACCCGGGGGGCGTATTTGTACAGGGACCCGAAGCCGTCAACCATGAGATCCTCTAGCAGGTCTCCGTATTCGGAATATTCGGCGGAGGACCGGATGTCCTCCACCTTGCTGGACCGGGGAGCGATGTCCTCGAATGTCCTCCGGTCGAATGCGTCAACATTGGTTACGAACATGACTGCCTCCTCAGTTAATGTTAATTCCGAAATACCTCCGGACAACGGCACGTTGCATCTCTATGGCCTGATTTTTTAATTCAAAAATCTTAGCGTGGGGCCGGAAGTTGTCAAACAGCGGGATCATATCCCGGAGTTTGACTACGGCCTCCTGACTGGCAGCGAGTTTGGCCGATTCGTCCGGCTGCTTTTCGATGTCATCAATGATCTCTTGGATGTCGTCGAACAACGCTAGGGCTGTGGCAGTGTCGGGATTGGTGGTGGACATCAAGATGCGAAGTACCTCGCGCCGTTGCTCGGGCCTGTCCCAGAGGACCGCGGCCAGGATTTCAAGATCATCCTCGGAGACCTCGTCCCGGCCGTGGAACCAGGCATGAGCCCTGAGGACCTGCTTTGACTCCCGCCATCTCCGGGGAGAAAATATATATCCTTCCTTCCGGAGCTTCGAGCGGAGTTCGGTCAGCACATGGATGATTTCTGGTGTGATCTTTACCCGGTCGACCTCCTCCTGGGCTTGCCGGAGCTCCTCCTTGGTGATGGTGTGCTCGATTTTGATTTCCTCCAAGGCCATCATGGCTTCGAAGTTGGAATCATCGACGATGTCGTCCACCACATATCGGAGTAGCAGCCGGTCCCAAAGAGCGCTGAGTTCGGCTGCGTTCTCGGGGAATTCATTACTGGCGGCAAACAGGCTGTTCAGCGGACATCGCTCCATCTGGGGTTTGCCGTTCCGGAATTTGCGCGTTTCATCCGTCAGCCTCAGCAGCGGATTAAGATTTGGTCCACCGGCCTTAAAGATCTCGTCGAGAAAGGCGATGTCGGCAGTCGGTAGGAATCCTTCGACGTTCCGCTCATATCGATCTTCTCTATACGCTGAGACTTTGATCGGACCGAAGAGGTCCTCGGGCTTTGTCTGCTGGGTCATCAGTTCCTCGAAGTATGTCATGCCGGAGATTGACTCGCAGAACTTCTCGATTCCGAGTGATTTGGCCGTACCCGGAGGCCCGATCATGAAGAGGTGTTTCCGAGCAAGGATCGCTATTATCGACCCTTGTAGGACTTCGGACCTCTCTACCAGTTGATCGTTAAGGGTGGTGTATATCTTTTTAATTTTCTGTCTGGTGTCCATCGTGTTCCTCCTGTGTGTGCGTTTCTCCTGTGCGCCGGGGGCACCCCCGGCGCACTAATAGGTAACAGATTCACGATTATTAATTGGCTTTCATTCCATGCTCAGGAGCGATTCGGTGTTTATCCTGAGCATATTTGCTTTGACCTCCTCTTCATTACCCTTTTCCAGGGCTTTGATTAATGCGTGGTCTGCTCCATGTTTCTCCATATAGCGGTATGCCTTGGAGTACACTTTACTGGCACCAGGCCAGGTGGGGCAGTTTCCGTCTATGCCCGTTTCCCCCGTTTCCTTCATCTGTTTTCTCCTTTCTGATGGTGAATTATTTGACCTGCCTCATCAGTGCCGGGAGGTCATCTCCGGCAGATGCCGGGGGAGGTCCCCCGGCATTTCGGCTGTCAGCACAGGTTGATGATTGATACCGTCTCCATTCCCTGGTCATCGACGGCGTGGATGGAGACGATCCCGTCGGTTTTGACGACCCACTTGATCTGCCCGGTGGGGCAACCCAGCTCGATGTCGATCGCCTCCACTATCGGGCGGACCAATGCGAACATCTCCTCCCCGGGTTTGGCGACCCACTTGACCACCCCGGTGGGGCAGATCATCTCGATGTCGACCGCATCCACTACCGGACGGATTGCGAACATCTCCTCTCCGGTCTTGACCTGCGGTTTGTAGACGCCGTTATCGCATCTGCTTAAGACGTCGATGACCGACGTCTTAACCATCAGTTTAATCACGGCCCATTTAGCCGTGATGTTGTCAGTGCAAGCGACTTGGATTTCGATTACCTCGTTGTTCATCGTGTTTCTCCTTTTATTTTCTTTTAACGTTAGAGTGACCTACCATCATCAGTAGCCGGAGGTCATCCCGGCTAGACCGGCTATCTCTAGCCGGTTTCGGCTTACTCAACCGGTTTGAACGATCCGACCGTCAGCCGGATTGAACCAACCATGCCTGCGTGTGATCCCACCGGATCCCACACAGATGAAATCGAAGTACCGGCATTCGGTATCCTCGACGTCCTGCCGGGACCACATGGGAGACACTAGCGAATAGCTATCTCCCAGGTAGCATTCGCCGAACAATGCTCGGCATTTTCGGCATTCGTAAACGCCGAAAACGCTCGGATGGGGCTTAAGGAAACGAGAACCGCGGGAACCGCAAAGTGGGCATTCCATGGTAAAAACCTCCTCGATGGTAACCTGCCATCATCAGTGCTGGGAGGTTATCTCCAGCAGACCAGCCTTTCGGCTGGTTTCGGCTTTAGGAGTGGTAGATCCATCCACCGGTGAAGGTGCTCGGTTCACCGTCACCGACAAACTCGATCCTGCAGCGGGACCGATACCTGCCGAAGTCCACGATGTGGTCACCGCCGGTGACCTTCACGTTGACCGCAAGCCGGTAT